AAAGATTGCTCTTGAAAAAGGAATATCAAAGAAAAAAGTCAAAGAACTTTCAAAAGAACAAATCATAACACTTTTAAAAGGTGATGTATGACAGCTAGAGATATCATCACGGGATCTTTAAGACTCATCGGTGCTATTTCTACCGGTGAGACGCCGTCGGCAAACGAATTGTCTGATGGCTTGTCTGTATTTAACGACATGATTGATTCGTGGAGTGCAGATGGTTTTTTAATTAATGAAATCAAGCGTGAGTCGTTTGCATTAATATCGTCTCAGCAAACTTACACGATTGGTGTGTCTGGTGATTTTAATACTGCACGACCTAGTCAAATTCTTGAAGTAAGCATCGAACAAAACGGTGTAGAGATTCCAGTAAAAATAGTTAACACGCAAGAATGGTCACGCATATCTTATAAAACTACGAGGTCAACAATACCTCAAAAAATGTATATCGAAGGTTCTTTTCCGTTAGAAAGAATAAACCTTTGGCCTATTCCTATAGCTGCAAACAGTATAATTTTATATTCATTAAAACCTCTTACGAGGATTACTTCATTAAACGACGATATTAGTTATCCACCAAGTTACGCGAAAGCATTTAGATACAACTTAGCTTTAGAGCTTGCTCCAGAATATGGAAAAGAGCCATCTGCTTTAGTTTTATCAGCTGCTAACGAATCAAAAGCCAGTATTGCAAGATCAAACACTCAACCAGTTTATATGACTAGTGACGCTGAAGGTTTATCTACAAAAAAATCATTTAACTGGATAACAGGGGTGTGACGTGAAGTTTAAGGGCTTTGTTGGACCAACATACAACTTAAAGTCTGTGAACGTCGATGCTCAACGATGTGTGAACATGTTTCCTGAGCTTATTGAGTCAGGCACTGGCAAAGAAGGACAAGTTGCTTACTTAGCGCCAACTCCTGGACTTGAAAAGCTTTTAAATGTTGGAACTGGTCCAATCAGATGTATTCATGTCGATCCGCAAGGAACGATATTTGTCGTGAGTGGAAGTCAGCTTTACATAATGATTTACAGCGGTTCATCGTGGACCTCTGTTTTAATGTCAGTGAGCGATATTAGCACTTTTGCAACGACCACAGGTCGAGTTTATGCTGCATCTATTGCTGTGGGGGCAGATACAAAAACAGTTTTTGTTGATGGCGACCAACAGTATTTATATTGGAACGCCTATGGATTTGCAAAGTACGCAGATTATGGCTACGGAAGCGTAACCAATCCAACTCATGTCATTTATTTAGATGGATATTTTATTTTTGTTTCAGGTGGAACAAATCAGTTCTACGTTTCTAATATAAACAGTTTTGTTGTAAGTCCATTAAGCTTTGCTTCATCTGAGGGTGATCCAGACAACATCGTTTCAATTATTTCAAATAATCGTGATTTATGGATTTTTAATGAAAAAACTACCGAGGTATTTTCAAACACTGGTAATGCAGATTTCCCTTTTGAGAGAGTTGCTGGTGGTTTTATCGAGAAGGGTTGTGCAGCCAAACACAGCGTTGCTAAAATCGATGGTTTTGTTTTTTGGTTAGGTCGAGATCAATCAGGTCAAGGCATAGTTTACGGAGCTCGAGGAATGGTGCCTGAACGAATCAGCACACATGCGGTTGAGGCAGCCATGAAAAGATATGCTGATATTTCAACAGCTACAGCTTACACATATCAAAGTGGTGGGCATAGTTTTTATGTTTTGAATTTTACAGAAGGCACATGGGTTTATGATTTTTCAACAAAGTTATGGCATGAACGAGCTTACACTAATTCTGGAGCTCTAGAGCGACATAGAGCTGACAACCATATTTTTGTTGAATCACTCGGAATTCATTTAGTTGGCGATTACGCTAATAACAAAGTTTATAAATTAAATGATGATTATTTTTCTGATGACGGCACTGAGATCACGCGCCTTCGCGCAGCTCCTCACGTAAGCAACGGTTTACTGCGTTTGTTTTGTAATGGCTTCAAGTTAGACATTGAATCAGGCGTTGGTCTTAATGAGACAAGCCAGGGCAATGATCCACAAATTATGCTTGATTACAGTGACGATGGTGGACACACGTGGAGTAGCGAGCTGTGGACATCAATGGGAAAAATTGGTGAGTACAAAAAAAGAATTTATTGGAGAAGACTCGGAAGCTTTAGGGACCGAGTGTTTAGAATTAAAATTACAGATCCGGTTAAGGTTAATATTTTAGGTGCAGAAATTGATCTAGAAACGGGGGCAAATTGAAGTCAATTGCCTCTCTATTTAGGCCGCCTTACAAAGATTCTTTAATTGATAACAGTGGGTTGTTAACAAGACCTTGGGAATTGTTTTTTAGATTTATATCAGCGTTTTTAGAACCGCTTGGTGTTGAAAGGTATTTCCCATTAGAAAACAATATTTCAACTGCGAAAGATATCACTGGATTAAGTTTTAATTCAGAGGGCATAAGCCAAGCTATCGTTGAGTTTTTTATTCAAAGAGTGACAACTGGAGCAGGTGCAACTGAGCTTATTACGAGTGGCGTTTTTCATGTTGTTTACAAACCTACAACAAACGCTTGGGTTCTTACAGTGATTGGAACTCCAGGTCCTAGTGTTTCTGGGATTACGTTTTCAATAACAGCAGCAGGGCAAGTTCAATACACGTCAACAAACATTACAGGTACGTCTTCAATTTCAAAAATCTCATACAGAACAAGAACAATTAGTGGAAAAAGCAGCACTTATTCTGCTGTTGGAAAGTAGGTAATATATGGGCAGTTTAGATTTTTTAGGTGACGGCGACATTGGAAAAGGAATTAGGACATCTTTTACAGCAGTCGATCCAATGGATGTATTTGGGGCGAAATCTGATGCGGCACTAAGGGCGCAGACAGATGCTGCTAATCTAGCAAACCAAACTCAGCGGTACATGTACGATACGACAAGAAATGATCTAAAGCCTTGGCGTGAAGCTGGTGCAGCTTCCTTAAAGAGTTTAACAGATAACGATTTTATGAATAACTGGCAAACTGATCCAGGTTATCAATTCAGAATGGACGAGGGAACTAAGGCAATCAATGCTGCTGCTTCAGCTCGAGGAAATTACAACTCTGGAGCAACGCTAAAAGCCTTAGCTAGATACGGCCAAGATTATGCATCAAATGAATACAACAACGCTTATCAACGACAATACAATAGATTGTCTGGTTTGGCTGGAATTGGAAATTCAACAAACAGCTTAATGGGACAAAATGGTCAAAACTATGCAAACCAAGTCTCTGCAAATCAAACAGGATTAGGCAATGCAGCTGCGGCAAATCAAATTGCTGCGGCTAACAGAAACGCTTCATTGCTTGGCTTTGGAGCAACTGCGGCGGCGGCTTTCTCAGATGAGCGTTTAAAAACAAATATTGAGCCAATTTCAAAAGACGATTTAGGAGAGATGAAAAAACATCTTAAAGCGTACGCATACAATTACAAATCAAGTGAGCATGGCTCTGGTGATTGGGTTGGCATAATGGCTCAAGACTTAGAAAAATCAAAACTCGGTAAGACTTTGGTTATCGAAGACGAAAACGGACACAAAACAATAGATTTGAAAAAAGTTTTATCGATGTTCTTAGCAACCATGGCGGAGGCTTAACATGCCAATTGATTCATCAATATATTTTCAACAACAGCCATTCGATTTAGCTGGAGCGGTTGAAAAAGGTTTGAACATGCGACAGATGATTGATCAGCGCAAAAAGCAGCAAGACATGCAAGATGCCTTTAGGTCTGGAATGGTTCAAAACCCAGACGGCTCAGCGTCGTTCAATAGCAATGCAACTATTTCTAGCCTTGTTAAAGGTGGTTATGGTCAAGAGGCGATGGCCTTACAAAAGCAAGCCACAGAGGACGCTTTAAATAAACAAAAGTTACAAAAAGAAAAGAATTTAGAGACTGCTAATTTTGTCGCGACAGCTGCACCAAAAGTAAAAGAAAACCCACAAGTATTTTATCCGGTTTTCTTAGCTGAAGCAAAAAATCGAGGACTTGATACGTCTTCGCTTCCTCCAGTTTGGGGCGACGATGCGGCCAATATTTTTGACTACTATCACGGAACAGCATTGTCATTAATGGATCAGCACAAGTTAGATCAAGACAAAGCAGAGCTTGGACTTAAACAGCAAGAGTTCGGTCTAAAACAAACAGGTCAAAAGCTAGATTATGG